TCTTTTGGGTCCATACACACAACCAGCGTCCGGCCATTTCTTCCCTGAAGGCTGCAGTTCGCAGTCTTCCCCAGCAAGCGCGCCAAGAAAGCATCCGAAGGCGTTGCCTTTGTCGCTGAGGACGCCGGGGACGTTTTCCCAGACGACAACGCAGGCGGGCTTTCGCTGGCCGGCGCGAACATAGTCAACTGCATCTGCAAGCTCCACGTATTTTATGGTGAGGGCGCCGCGCGGGTCGGTGAGGCCTTCGCGCATCCCTGCCACGCTGAAGGCTTGGCACGGTGTTCCGCCGACGAGGACGTCTGGCGCCGCGATCTTGCCGGCCAGCACCTGGGCGCCGAGCTTGGTCATGTCGCCGAGGTTCGGTGTGTTCGGGTAGTGGTGAGCCAGCACGGCACTCGGGAACGCTTCGATCTCGGCGAACCAGGTGGCGCGCATGCCGAGCGGTTTCCATGCAAGCGTTGCCGCCTCGATGCCGGAGCAGACCGAGCCGTATTCAATGTCCATAAGGCTTCCTCGCCGGCTGGCGTGATTCGTAGAAGTGGGGTATTTGTGTTTGGCCCGGCATTGGGCGCGATCAGGCTGCGTCGAATAAACTCAACTGTGTTTCGGCGAAAGATGGTGCGGTTTCTTCAGGTGCTTCCGCAGCTGGCTTTCCGAACTCGCAGATCACAATTTCGCAAGTGGGGCTGACACCTTTCCACTCACTCAGGTAGGTCGCGGTGTCGATCCCGCAGTTCATACCGAGCTCAATGCCGGTCTGTTCGATGAACTTCTGACACTCTTTGTCGATTTCGACGCTGTAGGTTTGGCGCCCTGAGTATCGAAACGGCGCGGACGGCTGTGGAATGATGAACGTACCCCATTCAGCAAGGCGGCTAGCCAGTTCGATCACCTTGTATTCGAACTTTGCGCCAGTGTAATTTCCCTCAAAAGCCGATCCTGTCTTGATAGAGCCGAACGGCGGGTTCGAAATTGCCCAAGAGAACCGCCCGATATCTCCAATGCTGAACACGTCAGCCACGATCCACTCGGCATCAGGCATAACGCGCTTGCCGACCTCGGCATACTCAGGGTTCTGCTCAACGCAAACAATTCGCTTCGCGCTGTCCATGCAGGCGAACGACAAGCGACCGATGCCGGCGCAGAGATCGATAATCGAATCGCACTCAGCAACCTCAATTGAAAGATCGCGAGCCAAACCCTCTGGAGTAAAGAAGGCTCCAGCCAGGCCGTTCATGTTCGTGGCGCCTTCGTGGAAGTTTTCGAGGATGAACAGGCGATCATCCAGGCTGAGGCGCTTATCACTCTTCACCAGATCGAGAGCCCGGTTGTGTCGCTTGGCGGCTTCCTTTGGAATCTTCGCCATGGATTATCTCCAGTCAGGCGCCGCCCTCCGTGACCGGTGGTGGCGTAAGTTGTGTTTGTGGTCTATTGCTTTTCAGCTGGCATGCCGTCGGCACAGGGAGAGCAAAATGGAGCGTTTTACGAAAAGCCTTCGATCGTCTGTAACCCATCAAGACTGGTATGTAGCGCTGGCGACAGCTCTAACCTTGCCTGATGTGTGTGGTCGCTTGATCAATCCAAAAATCAACAGCGGACCGAGGTATGCAGCATGGTTTGATGGATGGGTAGCCCCCGGTTACGTTCACGAGCTTCCTCAAATCGGTTTTCACTGCTTTCTTACCGGCGACGATTGTTATGCTCTGCGCTGCAGTTATTTGCACGAAGGCGGCGCGGATATATCCCAGCAGAAGGCCCGCAAAGCCTTAGATGACTTTCATTTCATCGTGCCGCCCGGTAACGGAAACACTGTTCACCGCAACAGGATCAACAATACGCTCCAGCTGCAGGTCGATAAGTTTTGCATCGAGATAGCAGATGCGGTGGATAAGTGGGCAGCTTCAGTGACTGGCGATAAAGACATCCAAGAAAGGATGAAATCGCTACTGATGATTCATAACTAGGTACCTGGAATCCAGTACAACTAATCATGCCTCTACACCGGTCGCGGCGAACTCTTCTAGCTGCCGCGACCACTTTTCCTTAATAACCAATTCCGGTCGCGACATAATCACGAAGCGTTCCGACTCACTAGCCGGCGCTGCGGCCAGATTGATGATGAACGTCGAAACCGTCTCCTGCCATTCCTCGAAGTCGTGGCGCTCGCCAAGAACATTAAGGGCATCATCCAAAGCCTTCGACACAATCAGCGATCGCTTCTCGGCGCCGGTCCGATCGAGCAGCACCTTCTCCTTGGCTCGCTTGTCCTTCTGCAATTGCGCATTGCTCTTGGCCATGGCCTACCTCTTCAATTCCGCTGGCCGGCAAGTCCAGCCAGGTCTGTTTGCGTTGTTGGGTGCGAAAACGTCTCACGCTGCGACCTTCACCTGATGCCAGGCGCCGGCGGCGTAGAACAGCTTCGCGGCTTGGGCTTCGTCCATCGATATCTCGTCGGGAATGGCGATCCAGCCTGACGCCACCAAATGGTTCGGGTTCGCGCTGTTGCGCAGCTCCAGGTAGTAATGCTCGATGGCATCGGTCAGGCGCTCAACCTTGTAGATACCCTCGGGCGATATCTCCACCGACTTGATGTACTCGGCACCGCGCTCGTCTCGACACATGGCGGCGATGTAGATCGTCCAGCGGTAGGAGAAGTCGAATATCGCGTTGGCGATAGCCAGACTGCGGATCTGCCGGCAGCTCTTCCAGTTCGCCATGATCTGGCTGCTGCTCGGGTCGATGTTCACCACCGCGACGTGGTTGGTGCGCAGGAGCGCCCGGCAACTGCGTTCGGCCCGGGCGAAACCGTTGTTGGGTTTGCGTTTCGACTTCATAGCGAGTCCGCCATTTTGCGCAGAGTCTTGCGGTCGGCGGCCGATATCGGCTTCGGCCTCCGCTTGAGTACCGTTTCAGGGTCTATTTTGTTCGAGCGAGGCGGTGGCAGCGGGTTGCGCGGCGGGCTCTTCAGTTGATCGATCTGCCCGCCGGCGGCAAGGTATTGCGCGATTCGCTCAGAGATCGACTCGGCATCCGGCCGGTGTTGCTCGACGAGGTTGAGGTGGTTGCTGATCATGATTCACCATCAGCGCGAAAGCGCTTTACGAACGAAGGGATCAAGGTCGGGCTGGTTCAAAAGCCAGCGCCGGTAGTCGATTGGCAAGTCCGCGAAGGCGGTGCCCTTGTGCTTGCCGAATCCGATGATCGTGGGGATCCGTGCATCCTCGGATATTTGCCACAACTCTTCCCAGTCGTTGACCGGCCGGCCAAGGTCAGCAGCGAGCTGATCGAGGATCTTCACCAGTAACAGTCGGCAATTCTTCACGTCATCGAGCGCTGCGTGGGCATTGCGGAGTAGGCCGGCCGCCTCGGCGCGGTAGTGCAGGTAGATCATTGCCGACTGCGTGTGACTGCCTGCGTGCGGCCAGAGCTTCGAACTCAAAGCCTGGGTGCAGATGCGCTTCACATCTGGCTCGCCGATCACGCGCCAGTCGTAATCAACGTTGTGCCCGATCAGGTAGACGACGTCTCCCGGCAAAGCAAAATCGGTGTGTGGTGGGCAATCAGCCAATTCGTCGTCGAGGATGTGGCTGGTGGCGAGCGCGCTCAACTCAATCGGCTTGCCCGGCTTGTAGCGGTGCAGGAACGAGTCGGTTACAGCGAGACTGCTCAAGTTGTTGAGTTTCAGCCACGCAGCCTCTACCAGGTGCGGTTCGTTCAAGCCGGTTGTTTCGCTGTCGAAGATGTATGCGGTCATGCTGATTGCCTTTGTGGGGAGAGTTCGTTTTTGCGCTTGTCTTTGGCCGTCACGACCCGCTGAACGAGGTCGTCGAAGCCGACGGCAATCGCCTTGGCTGCGTTGAATGCCGATTGCAAAGAGGCCATGTCCTTGGCTGAGGCGATATCAGCCAGGGCATCCACAAGCAGCTCCTTGGCGCGCTCTTCAGGGCTGACACCAGAGTTCAGCCAGGCCAGCAACCGCCGGCCGGTCTCAGCAGTGATCAGCTCAGGTTCTTCGAAAAGCTTCGTCCGATCCTTGCTTGCCATGGCGGTATGACCGTCGTGTGTCAGGTCCAGAACCACGGTGAACTCGTAATCGGTGCCGTCGCGCTGCTCGGACTTCATGCCCAGCTTGAGGATCTTTTTCCCTTCACCCTGGACCGTTTCCGTCTTGCTCCGCATGGTGCAGATGATGTGCAGCGAACTGGTCAGGATCTTGTCGGTCAGCCGCCGGTGGCGCGGCGTCGTCTCGTTCCACGCCGCCCAGGTGTTGCCTTTGAATTTCTGGTGGGCAAGCTTCTCGTTCGCCTCCAGGCATCCGCCGGAGCCGGTCCACTCATGGGAGTAGCTGTCGATGATCAGGACGTTGTAACCGGCTTGCTCTGCGGCGATGATGGCTTCGACGTAGCGCTCGGGCGAGTAGGGAGCATGCAGTTCGACCGTGTCGAAGTCCGCGATGTCCGCGTACAGCGAGGCGCTTCCATGCTCGGTGTCGATCACCGCGATTCGCCCGCCAATTCCCTGTGCGAGCAGAAGAGCGGAGTAGGTTTTGCCTGATCCAGATGGCCCGGCAAGTGCCAGCCGTAGCTTGGCCTGCTTGCGTTCGGCTTTCTTGAACATCGCGAGTTACCTCAGTTCGGTTGGTTGTCCCACTGCTGTTCAATGCGGCGGGCTTCGTCTTCGTACTCTTTGCGCTGCTCGCCGCTGAACTGCTCGGGCGAGAATGCGCCGACCGTCATCCAGTCGAACTGGGCGGCCAAGCGGGGTGATGTATTCATGTGGGCCTACTGCGTGATGCGTTCGGCGAGGGCGCTGAGCAGCATCAAGAGGGTGTAAACGCCGATGGCGGAGAACGAGCCGCGCCGAATCAGCAGCCGGCGCGCTCTCTGAAGACTGGTCATCTGAACACGTGGTAGGTGGTGGAGCGCGGCATTTGGCAAGCGCCCGAACCATCCTGAACAATGCCATAAGCGCCTGCCCCGGCAATCAGGATCACAACGAGAACCCAGTAGACGAGGTTCATTGGCGAGCCCTCACAGCGATGCGTCCGCCTTTCATGGTCACCGACAGACGCTGCGGGAGGCTGCCGACCAGGTCCTCGCGTCTGCGGCCGATCACCTCGTTGAAGGGCAGGCCGAAGCCGAGGATCGCAATACGGCGCTCGATATCGTCGAGCTGCTCATCGACGAGCGTTTTTACCGGTGGCGTTGTCATGCTGCAGCTCCTTGCGTTATCGAAGCGTTGTAGGAGGCGTAGATCTGGTCGATGCGCGCCCGGAAATGCCGGTGCTCATCGTTATCGATGGCGCGAAGCAGGAAGGCGAGGGTGATTGCAGATGTTGCGGCGGCGCTGGCGTTGGGCTGTCCGAGGTCTTTGATCATGTTGTTGATCTCGCCCTCGATCCAAGTGATCGCCGTCTGGTGATCTCGCTGCTGAACGTTCATTTCAACCCCCAGAACTCGCCGTAAGCGACCACTGCTGCCGCGACTCGCTTAGCCCGAGCCTTGCGGTCGACCAGTTCCTGAGCTGCCATCAGCGCTTGACGCTTTGTGCGTTGCTGCTCAGCAGCTTCGTAGTCATGGAAGTCTTCAACCTTCGGCGCTTTAAGGCGCCCCCAATCGTCATAGCGCCTGTCCCACTCTCGGGCCTGCGCACTGTCTGCATAGCTGGTGGACATGGTGTCGGCTCCAGAGTGTGGTTAGGCGGAATCAGCGGCGATAGGCGCTTTCAAGTTGCTGCTTGAGCGATTCGATTTCGTTCTCAAGCTGCTTGACGCGAGCGCCGACGATCGCGGGGCCCATCAGGTCGCACAGGGGCTTAACCAGTCCGTCGTAGCTGTTCAAGCTGATGTAGTGCTCGCACTGGTAGCTATCTCCGACCTTGACCATCGAGTCGCCGAGCTTCTCGAACTTGCCAGCGATCAGGTTCTTGATTACGCCGGTGACCCGATTACCAATGTTCGAATCGGTGTCGGTAACCACATGGGGCAGATACTCGCAGTAGAGGTCGCCCATGATTCCGTCGATCACGTCTTTGGCCTGAGCCTTCAGGTGATTCATGGCTTTCAGTAACAACTCTTCGCGCACTTCTTCGTTCGATTTGACTTCCATGACTGTCTCCAGTGTTTGGTTGATCCAACAAAACTCGGATGCACTCATCCGCTCCGCTGGTTGCCGTTGGGCGCGGAGGGGAGTGCATTCGGATGGTGTCGGCAGCGGGGTGGGGTTAAAGAAATGATTGGACTAAGCCGATAGGCTTGCGTCGGCATTGATGCCAAACATGAAAGCTGGAGTATGAAATGCCGTTGGAAAGATCGCGTATAGGCGTGTTCGCCGCGCTTATTGGCTGCACTTTTGCGTCGACCGCACAGGCTGCCAGCGAACATGAGATGGTCGTCGTTGGTTCAGCTCTCTACCAAGTCTGCGGGCAGAAGCATCCAGAAAAGGAGCTTTCTTTAGAGCAATACATATCGCTACATCCACACATGTCGACTCAATTAGCAAACGACATTAGGGAGTTCTCCTCGCAGCCAAAACACAAAGCAGAACTTGACGATACTGTTCTGCGCATGCGGACCGAGGCCACCCAAGATTTACTTGAAGTCGTATGTGATAGCTATTACCGAGATGCAAAGGAACGGGAGTAGTCCTCAGCTTCTTTCGCATCGGGGTGTGATCTGGCCGGGACTCAACCGGCATTCGGCGGAAGGGGTAGCCCAATGGCGACCGGTTGGCTCATCCGCTGCCCGAGACTTAACCTCAAATCACACCCCGATGCGCTCTCATAGAGAGGATCGGGCAGTTAACGACAGGCTGTCGTGGCGCTGGTTGTTCAGGCGGCTGTTTGTACGGATGCCGCTTGGATGCGCTGTAGATTGCGCAGGTAGTACAGGGATGCTTCGATTTCGCTTTCCGAAAGATCCCGGCCGAGCTCGCTTCGGCGGATGCCGATGGAGAAGATCACGCTGCCATGGGATGGCCCCATGCCGTAGCTGCATTCAACGAACTGCCCGTGCCACTGAGCGTATTGCTTGGTGCCGACGTATGCCTTTTTCAGGTTTGTTGCGCCGTTCGCCAGATCATCGACAGCCTTTTGAAGTGCGAAAGCCCTGTCGTCGCCGGCCTTGTCGTAGGAGCCACGAACCTCAAGCACCGACTCGGCAAGCTTCAACGCATCAAGGTCAATGCCGTCGGCGGACGCGGAGATCAGCCGGTTCGTTTCCGCTAGGTCTTTGTTCAGGCCGGATAGTTGCTTCTTGTGTCGATCGTTTTCTTCGCCGATCAGCGTGTTCAGGCTGATTCGCTGTCTTTCCAATTCTGCAAGCTTCATGTCGCACACCCCTGTTCGGTTGATTTCCCGCCTGGCCCTGTCGCCAAGGCCAACCAGTGAAATCTGTTTTTCTCCGCACCCGCTTACCAGGTCATTCACTCAGTTCGGTCAACACCTCGTCCGCCGTCGCAGTGGGCTGCGCGTTGGCAGGCTTTCGGGCCTGTCGGATCGCCGGTCGCCGGTAGAGGCAAGTGCGGTTTTGTTCATCGGTTTACTGACCTCCCACCGATGGAGCCGGGAGTGACCTAACCGGACTGGCCGGGTAGTCGTTCATGGCGCTGGTTGTTAAAGAGCGTTTCGATCTGCCGTGGCGTTTCGATGGATACGAATATAGGAGTTCCCGTATTTGGTTGTCAATGGGAGTTCCCATATTTTTTAAGGTGGGCAAAAAAAGCCCGCGCTTGGCGGGCTTCTAGGGGGGGGGCGACTAGGTTTGGCGGGTTCTACAGCTCGGAGCCGCAGTATCGGCATTTCACAGCCGCAGCCTTGATGGTTTCTGCGCAATATGGGCAAACCTTTATATCTACCTCCCCACCTTGGCCGTTATCGTAGGCATGATGCAGATCGGTGGAGGAAGGGCTTTCAGTGGAGCTTTGCGTGGCGTCCGGTTTGTTTAGCGCCCAGATGAAGGCAACCATCCACCCAATGAATGTCCATCCTGAGAGCAGATTGATTGCAAATATGGGCGTGACTTTGGGGTGTTCATTTACGGCGCATATGGACGGATAAAAATACACAGAAATTGCACAGGGAAATAAAACTATAGAGGCTATTTTCCCTATGGTATTCGAGTCACTTCCGTTACTTCCTACGATATAGCACAGGCCGGTAAAAATTAGTAACAGCAGCAACCCGAATATTTTCATGCGTCCTTTCCGATATATTAAGCTCTACGCCGCCCAGCCTACGATCTCTTTCCCCAGACCTTCTATTGAGTCTTCAACTCCAACGTAAACACCAGCATCACGCAACTTCCAAACGCTCTCATCGATCAAGTCATCAAATCTATCAAGTGTTGATCTTGGAAGAGCCGAGTTATCGCCAGGGCGCAGAATGAAAAGACCGCAATCCTCTCCCTCCAAATGCCTCACCGCAGTATGAATGTTCATCGCTGCTTGTAGTATTCGTAATTCAGCCGTTGGTGCTGTCTTGCAATTCGCAGAAACTATTGTGCCGGCGGCCCTACCTGGTGCCCGCAGCGGCAGCTCTACGGTATGCCTTTGCTGGACCCCATTGTCACTGGTCTGAATCACAAACTGAGAGTTGGATGGTATTATTTCCTTCGCTAACAATGGATGCTGGAGTCTTAGCCAATTGAAAACCTCAGATCGCACAGATTCTGTACTAGAACTAGCAAATCGAGGCCTTCTTGTTTTGGAGTCTTCGCCGAATGGTTTTAGGGAAATTGTCTCATCATAAAACTGATTTAATATAGATCCTATAGTCTTTCCAGAAGCGTATGATGGTTCTCCCAGTATTATCTGTGGGCTTATTGTCTTATCTTTTATTTCGTCGAATGCGGCTCTATCGTATTGGGATGCTGCAAGATCAACGATGAATGCCATTTCCTGTAAATCAATCCTGTCATCGAACAGGCATTGGAGACGGCTCAAGTCATCGGTAAATTGGCTGTGTAGGGTGCCATTATTATCGATAAAGCCAACGCCGATATTGAACAGTTCTCCGGAAAATATATCTGGCTTTAATCGAATGTTAAGCCATTTTCCGCGCACGGGGTTCCGTATAGCTGTGCTGGTCTTGCCAGTTCCAGTTGACAGATTCAGGATTAATCTCGAGTTGCTGCTCATATGAACAACCCCATGCGTTTGGTTGCGGTCCCGGTATCTGCTCGGCGCCGGATGAATCGTTCTACGGCTGCGCAGTCCCGATGATCAATGGCATACGGCAGCCATTCCTGCAACGCCCCTATCGCTGGTTCTATATTAGCGGCCAGCTTCTCGTGCGCGCTGATAGTAGCGTGCCTGAAAGGTAGGAACATGGCGTCCGTGCCTATGAAATCGTGCAGCTTGTTCACAAAATTCTTCTCCGGATCGAGCTCTTCCGCCAGCCAATCATCGCTGGAAAGGCAGAGCCCGTGGTCGATCATAAGGTACTTGGACGCCTTAATCCGTAGGAGATTTCCTAAATTTCTGTCGACGTTGGCGATGATGGTATCGAAAGCGATGATCATGTTGACTTGGTCGCTCTTCGCCAGCTCCGCGCGAGCCTGGGCAAGTCTTTCAATAGCCCTCGGTGTCAGTTCCACTCCTTCAAGGCTGTAGTGAGCCTTGAGGGATGGGGCTGCCGCGTCCTGCACCCACCAGCCTACCAGGTCGCTATCCTCATCTGACCACGAAGGGCGATTTGTTAACTGCGCCGCGTTCAAAGTGATGAGGCCGGCGTTTTTGGGAACCTGAACGCCGAATATTGACCCAAGGATATGTCCGATCATCTCATTGACTATGCCGCGATGCTCGCGATCGCCCGCCATGTCCGGATACATTTTGACGTAGCAACGAACTGGAGCCTGGTCACGGACCGTCTCCAGCAAAGCAATGTGGGTGTGAGCGAGGATACCGTCGGTAACTACTGCCCCAGGAGCGGAGCCGTGGTAGTCATCTTCGGTCAGAATCTTGAGGGGCATTCTTGATCTTCCTTGCGATCCGGGCGTTCGCCCCTTCCTTAGTAGTCACAGGTTTGCCGGCGATACGCTCGGCGATCTTTTCAAGCAGTACAACATCCGCTTCGGTCAGGCGCCCAGACCCAGCGGCTTCAACAATTCTCTTCAGGGCAGCTTGTGATCGAGGACTCGCCAACATTGCGAGATCGGCAGCATGCCTTTCTACCTGCGCATCGCCATGGTCAACCAGCGTTAAGTCGGATAGACCCAGTAGGTTACGGTCGAGCCTGTCTCTGGTGGACATGAACTCATCCACCGCAACTGATTCGTCGAGCATCTTTCCCTTGCCGGTTACGAGCCACATGGTCGAAACGTTACAGATAGCTGCTATCTGCGCGGCAAAGGACGTTCCCTTTGATTTTCCACGTTCTAGGTCTGATATCGATGTTTGGGTGATGCCAGCAAGGATCGCGAGTTCGCCCTGATTGAGCTTCGCGTGTTTTCTGGCTGCCTTCAGACGGTCTTTGAATTCCATCCTCCAAGTATTACGGGAGCGCCCATATGGTTGCAAATCGGTATTCCCGTAATCTACTATATGGGAATTCCCGTATGGAGGGGCATCATGAACGCAATTTACAAGGGCCTCGTTGACTACTTCGGCACCCAGGAGGCCACCGCCGAAAAGCTCAAGGTTGATCAAAGCACCGTTTCCGGTTGGGTTCGGGGGAAGCACGGCATGTCTCCGGTTATTGCCAAACGAGCGGAGGCGCTGACCGAAGGTGCTTTCAAAAAAGAAAAGCTGTGTCCGTCGTTTCCTTGGGCCGAGATGGCCGCCTAAGCGACATCCCTGTCCGCCAATCCGTTGAAGCCAGATTAGAAGAGAGCAGTCCCCATGGAAACGTCCAGTCCAAGACATAGCGCCCAAACCCGCGACCAAGTGCTGGTCGCCCACGCTCAAAACCAGATCGCACGCACCAGCTTGAGTCAGGACGATTTCGCCCAAGCCTTGAGCCGGGAGATCTGCCTGCGAGTTCCAGCAGTGAAAGGCGTGCAGGCAAAGGTTCCGGACTTTGATGAGTTGGCGCGCCTGAACGACGTTGGTGAATTCGTGAAGGCTACAGGCCGCTGGCTGAAGCGTGTGCAGCGCTGGCTGTCCGGTGATCAGGAAATGCCGTCTTGGCTTGAGGAGTCCTGGGTAAACGCTGTGGAGCCAGAGTACCGCGACAACTGCATTAACGAACTGGCCGGTCGCCACGGCCTCACTGGCGCCCGCCAGATGCAGAGCAACCAATGCGCCAACAAAAGCTTCGGTGCGCTGATCCGCGCGCTGGGCGATGTGATCGATACCGGCAGCGAAGTCTTTGACGACCAAGTGATGTGCGAAGAGGACTTGCCGCATCTGCCAGCGTTCGCTGAGCAATGCCGTCAGGTCGAGGCTCGGGCGGGAGAGTTAGGACGGAAGGCCGAAACCCTGCTTGCGAAACACAAACCGAATTTGAAGCTTGCCTGAATCGCAGGCACAAAAAAGCCGGGATTGCGCCCCGGCTAATTCATTACCACTTGATGAGGCCGATTATGCATAGCCAACCTACTTCAAGCAATACCCCCAACAGTGTCGCGACACGTTTTTCGAGTTCTGAAAACGTGTCGCGTACCACGATGTCCTCCCGCGAGATCGCTAACGTCACCGGCAAGCGTCACGCCAACGTGAAGCGCGACATCGTTGCGATGCTGAAAGAACTGAAATTAGATGTACTCAGTTTTGAGCACATCTATCTGGACGGTCAAAACCGGGAGCAGGTCGAATACATGCTCGACCGCGAACACACCGACTGCCTGCTCACCGGATACAGCGCCCCGATGCGCATGAAGGTGATTCGTCGTTGGCGGGAGTTGGAGCAGCAGCAGGGCGCCCGCGAGCAGGTTCTGCTCAATGGCACCAAGGTCGTTGGCGAGATCGCCATCATGGAGTGCTTTACGCGCCTGCTGAAGCCGGCTCCATCCTGCCAGATGGCCATGCTCACGAAGATCGCCGAGAACAACGGTCTTGACCCGAAGTTTCTCCCAGGCTACGCCGTCGACGCCGCGCCAGATGCTACCGGCGGATCCTCTATGCCCACCAAGTCAGCCACGGCCTTGCTGAAAGACAACGGCATTCGCGTTTCACCTGCTGCGTTCAACCGCGCACTGGAAACCAAAGGCTTTCTGAAGCAGCTCCAGCGCAAGAACTCCAAACAGGAAATGGTTCCGTTCTGGTCGGTGACCGAGAAGGGCATGACCTACGGGAAGAACCTGACCAACCCCCAATCCCCACGCGAGACACAGCCTCACTGGTACGTGGATCGTTTCCCTGAATTGGCCAAACTGGTCGGGAAAGCCTGATATGCAATTCACCGTCACGATCAATCAGGTGAAGGCGTTGGAGTGGGGGCTGAACTCTCAGCAGGCCCTGCTGTTCGCCTTCGTCTACGGCTGTCCGAGCTGGACCAAGCCAATCAAGACTGACGACGGGATCTTCTTCGCGCTGAGTAAGGCCAAGATCACTGAGGAGCTGCCGCTGCTCACTGACAAGCCAGACACTGCTTACCGCATGCTGAAGGCCCTGGAAGAGGCGGGTTTGATTGAGCTTTCCAGCACTTCGAACATCACATTGTTCCGCCTGACCGAGAAGGCGATCGAGTGGAACCAGAAGCTGGATGGGTCGGAAAAATATCCGACCCCACCAAAGAACGGAGGTCGGAAAAAAATCCGATCTACCTCGGAAAAAAATCCGAGCAAGGTCGGAGAAAAATCCGAGCAAGGGTCGGAAAAATCTCCGACAAATCAGGATACCAATCATCAGGGTACCAATCAGGATACCAGTCAGGACTTGCAAGGCAGCCCGGACAAGCCGGCCCGCAATCTGATTCTGGTTGTTGATCGCACCGATGCGCCACGGGTTGAGATTCCCGCTGACATGCCAGGCCCAAAAGATCAGTCCTGCAAAACCTTCAAGGTCTGGGCGAACTACGCCATGGCCTACCGCAAGCGCTACAGCACCTGGCCCGTGTGGAACGCCAAGGTCGGTGGCCAGCTCGGCCAACTGGTCGATCGCCTCGGCGCCGATGTCGCCCACCACGTCGCCGCGCACTTCCTGAAAACCAGCGATGCCGCCGTCCTGCGCAAGTGCCACAGCCTCAACGAACTGCTGACCAACGCGGAGAGCTACCACACCCAGTGGGTGACCGGTCAGCGCATCAACGGGACAACGGCTCGCCAGATGGAGCGCACTGAAGCGAACGTCTCCGCCGCCGAGCAGGCCGCGCAAATGGTCTTGGCCAAGCGCCAAGCAGGGGAGCGCAATGAGTACCTTTGAAATGCACGACCAGCAGGTTGCCGGGCTCGCTGCAGCGATCTGCGCCACCGCCGAGGCCATGGGTCAGGAAATGAACCCAGGCACCGCGGCGATCATGGCCGAAGATCTCTGTGCTTACCCGGTGCAGGTGGTAAAGGCCGCGCTGAAGGCTTGCCGCTTCGAAGTGAAGGGCAAGTTGGCCATGGCTGACATCCTCCAGCGAGTTCAGGTTGCAGATGGTCGCCCGGGCAAGGACGAAGCTTGGGCAATCGCCATGACGACGAACGACGAGTTCGAAACCGTGGTTCTGACCGACGAAATCCAGCTCGCCTTGGCTGCGGCGAAGCCTGTCCTCGACGCCGGCGACAAGGTCGGTGCACGCATGGCGTTCAATAGTGCTTACGAGCGCTTGGTGGGGCAGGCTCGGGAGGACAACAAAAACGTCAATTGGCATGTGTCGGTTGGATTCGACGCCAACCGCCGCACCCAGGCGATCACCAAGGCCGTGCAGATGCAACGGATCCCACATGAGCGGGGGCAGTTGTACCTGGCCGACTTGAGTGTCGCGCCGGTTACCGAAGACGGACGGGCTGTCGTCGCGCTTCTTACCGGTGAGGTTGCGCGGCCTTCGCCAAAGCTGCGCGAGAGGCTCGCTGCGGTGAAAGACTCGATGCTTGCCATGCGCCAAGCATCGGCCGAGGAAAAAACAGAACTGCGAATTCTGGCAGCCAATGAGCTGGCTGATCGCCGGCAGCTGCTGATCCAGCAGGCCGAACAATTGGAAGCAAGGAGCGCTGCTCAATGACCGTCGACAAACAAAAACTCCAGAAGCTGCTGTGGGCTGAAGCTGCGTCCTACCGTGCCGACTGCGCAGACTGGAAGCGCAACACCGAGGCGCTGCAAGAATTCCTCGGGGAGAAGACCGTGGAGGAGGTGGCACTGGAGCTATTGGCCGAAAATGTGGCGCTGCGCTCGGATATTGAAACTTGGCGGCTGAGCATCACGGCCGAACGGAACTGCCACAGGACCGAGAAGGAAGGCTTGCAGCAAGAACTGGATCAACTGCAGGGGCCCGCATTCGCGGAAGAGCTCACTGCGCTGCGCAAGGCCGCCGATCGGTATCAGTGGTTGAGAGCTGAGACCGGTTCCGGCCCAAACATCCAAGTCAGCGAGTGGATCGGCCCACATGAATACCGCCTATTTGGCGATGAACTTGATCGCGCCATCGACGCTGCCTTGGGCAAGGCGGTGCAGCCATGAATCCGCTGATCGTTCGGCAGATGCAACCTTGCCCGGTGAGTTGCGTTTCAACGTGCCTCGCGATGCTTGCCGGTCGACCTGCTGCCGAGGTCATCGATGAGTTGCACAGTTCTTACCGCGAGGGCGAGTTGACCATGCGCGAAATGCTCGAATACCTCGGGATCAAATACACGGCGTTTTTCAGTGTTGACAACCCGCCGCTGGCGGACGAGGGCGTTTATCTCTGCACGGCGCCGTCGCTCAATATCGAGGCTGGCAATCACCAGATCCTGATTGAGGTGACCGATGAGGGTTACTTCGTGATTGACCCGGTCCAGGGCCGCGAGGATCGCAAGTATTACGTGCCGCGCGGCCAAGGTAACGGTGATCCGCTCGCAATCGATCTCGGAGGATTCGTCGTCGATGCGTTCGTCTCACGTTCCCACTTGGTGGAGAAATACACGAACGCTATGGCGACGGAGGTTGCGGCATGAACGAATTCGCAATCCGCAGCCAGCGCGATATCAGCCGCCTCATGGGTGTGCTGCACGCCACCGACTTCACCAAGCCCAAGATCGTGGTCATCAAGGACGAGAAACGCCCTGACGTCTGCAACCGGAAGATGTGGGCAATGCTCAAGGACGTATCCGAGCAAGTCATCTGGCACGGCAAGAAGCTGACCAGTGAAGACTGGAAGTGCCTTTTCAGTGCCTCGCTGGAGAAGCAGCGCGCGGAGCCAGGCCTCGACGGTGGCTTCGTCGTGATGGCCGTATCGACCCGCAAGCAGTCGCAGAAGTGGTTCAGCGATCTGTTCGAGCTGATGCATGCCTTCGGCGCCGAGCATGACGTGCGCTGGACTGAGCAGGACAAGTGGGGCGGGCGCTACTGATGCGAACCGCCATCAAGGAAAAGAAGGCCCCGAAGCCGAAGAGGTGCAAGAACCCTGCGTGCGGTATCAGCTTCCCGCCGCAGCGCTTGGGTCAGGCGGTGTGCAGTCCGAAGTGTGCGCTGGCCATGGCGCCGGCGAACATCGAGCGAGCCAGTAAGGCAATCGCGCAGCTCGGTCGCCGCGAGATCAAGGTCCGCAAAGAGGCCCTGAAAAGTCGCGGCGATCACCTCAAGGATGCCGAGAAGGCGGTACGCGACTACCGGAGAACCTATGAGCTGAGCATCGGCAGCGGTTGCATCAGCTGCGGGGAATCGCAGGAAGCGATTCTGGCCGCCCAAGGCTGGAAGGTCGGAGGAGCGTTTGACGCAGGTCATTTCATGGGTAAAGGCGCCCGGCCTGAGCTGCGCTTGGAGCCATCCAACATATGGCTTCAGTGCAAGGCCTGTAATTCAGGCTCCTACATGCATGCCCGCAAGGGATACACCGTCTCCCAAGGCTTCCGAACTGGTCTTATCGCCCGCATCGGCTTGGATGCCGTCGAAGCGCTTGAGGCTGACCACGAACCGCGAAAACACACCGTAGACGAACTCAAGGCAATCACCGCTGAATATCGGGCCAAGACCCGAGAACTGAAGAAGGGGCAGGCAGCATGAGATTGATCAACGCACGTCAAGCGTGGACAGACGCACAGCATGAGTCGAACGCCTCAATCAGTGCGGCAGCGGCTGACCGGGCAAAATCCGCAACTGTCGTTCGGAAGGAAAAGGCCGCGCTGCGAGAGATAATCTTCGCCGCCCAGGGCGAGGACAAGGAAGAGCGCATCATGGCTGTGCGCCAGAAGATCCACATCGCCGAGACGCGCCGCACGCCGATTGGTCGGTCGACACATCGAGCTGCTCACCTGGTGACCATGGGGAAGGTCCAGAAGGCGATCGAGTCTTTGCCTTTCCAGGTGCAGCAGTTGGGGCACTACCTCTACCACCCTTGCATGACGGTCGTTCACATGCTCAACGCCGAGAAGCTGATCTGGTCGGATACCGACTTTGGTGCGCTCACCGATTCCAAGGCGGCGAAGGTGCATTGCCTGATCACCTGCGCCCTGCAGTCCTACAAGGCCGAGGCAAACGGCGGTGATGCGTGGGGGCCGGCTCGAGTGTCTGACGCCATGTTGAAGCTGTACGGGATCGCTATCCAGCCCAAGCACTGGGATCGCGATTGGCTCGATATCTGGAATTTCCTGCGAAAAGCCATCGAGGAAGTGGATATCCAAGCTCAAGAGCCAGTTTGGCAGGTTATTCACGCAGAAAATTCAGAGGATGCGGCATAAAGGTGTTGCTATGGTGGGGAATTTGATGTACTTTTCCCACACTGCGCAACTTACCTCCAGCGCACGACCACTTAGAAGCCCGGCCCAGCGCCGGGTTTTTGTTTTCGCGATCAAACGAATATGGCAATGTGATGCCTCCGCCATTGGAGGGTTTCGTATGTCCCGTTTTTTGCAGCTTCGAGAAGAGCGAGTAAAGCAGCGTCAGGCAATGTCCGATTATTACCACGACTTGCAGGGCGTCGCAGGAGCGATACGGCAGGGTTTTGAAGATTATCTTGAGCTGCCGGAATCCACCTATTTGGATGACAAGCGCGAGGAGGCCCAATACGTTCAACTGGGAAAGGTTGAAGGCGGAAAATTCAAGCGTTGCATGCTGCATGAGCTACCTGGTGCTGATTCTTTGCTGAGCTTTTCCCTCGCGTTAACGCTTGACCAGGAGCGTAATGCATTCCCAAAACAGACGCTTTATACATCGCTCAAGTTGAAAAAAGAGAGCGGAGGTTACCTCGTTACTTCAGATGAGCATGCTATTTCGGTCCGCGCGTCAGCCGAGAGTGCCTCCCCAGACTTCTCTGCCCTCTTCGAAGATGTTTATCAAATAATCCGGAAGCATTTCAGTTACCGACCCTGATATGCGGAAAGGACCCGGCCACCGCGCCGGGTTTTTTATTGCCTCGAATTTACCTGTAGTCAGGGCAGCCCTCGGGAATGCCTGGACGTCGATAGCCGGATAGTGCGACGTACGGAATCAACACCGGCAGCCCGTGCACCCTGACCTCACATGCTTGCAGGGTGGCGCGAGACTGGAACAGCGAGATCGATGCAAAGGGGCGTTGACGCTGGGATGGTCTTTGGCCGACAGCTCGGAAAGACGAGCGCACCTATTCAGGGCCTCTGCATTCGCGGAGGCTTTTTCGTTTTCGGCTCCCCACACCCATTGCTCCGAGCTGGGAGTGCAGAGGACGCCGGATTTATCAATCTCCCCAAGGGGGAGGCAACCCGGATGCCAAACATGCCTGACAAGCCAGACACATGGGCCAAGATCTGGCTGGCGTTGAGCAATCCGCTCTGGCAGGGCGTGATCATGTCCATCACCGTATCGTTGCTTCGAGTCATGTACGACGCGAAGGAAACAAGTAAGCGCCGGATTGTGTTCGAGGCGCTGATCTGTGGATCGCTGAGCTTGGTCGCGTCGAGCATTATTGAGTGGATGGCCTGGCCTTCCAGTCTGTCGGTCGCTGCCGGTGGCACGATCGGCTTCCTTGGCGTGACAGCCATTCGCGAGCTGGTGACCCGCTTCCTCGGTCGCAAGGCGGATGCCGCATGAAGGCGTTCGCTGCTGCAATCATCATTGCGCTGGTCGCCGTTCTGCTCGTCGGGATTCAGCAGTACCGGGTAATCGCCCTGCGCGGCGAGATGAAGATCGAGACCAAGAGCAAGGATGACGCTCTCGCCGCCAACCTCGAAAGCCAGGCCACGATCACCACCCTGCGCGCCGAAGCCCAGCGCAACGCCGATTACCAGAAAGACCTGAACAAGCGGTTGCAGGCCAGCCAAGCCAAAGCCAAAAAGGCGGAGAAGAATTTTGAAGAACTCAAGCGCAACAGCAAGCCTGTTCGTGATTGGGCTGCTCAGCCTCTGCCTGACGGCCTGCGCGGGAAAGCCGCCACTGGTAACAAAGACAGCGGCAGTAGGAGTCGAACCCCCTGAGCTGGTGCCGTGCGAGCGGGTAGCTGATGAAGACCTCGCCGACAACGGCCAGCTGTGGGAGCTGAAGAACCAAGCCATCAACCTGCTCGACACTTGCGCAGACCAGGTGGACGCGCAGATCAAGCGCAGTCAGAGCAAGTAGGTCGCGACACGTTTCGCGAGAGTGCAAATTGTGTCGCGACACTGGAGAGAGAATGACCACCATTGCCTACAAAGACGGCGTTATTGCCTATGACTCGCGGCAAACCAGGTCAGGCGCGATCGTCTCAGATGATTGCTTGAAGCGCACGACCGTTGATGGAGTCAGCTTCTTCCTGGCTGGCGCTGTCTGCGATGAAAGGGCTTTGATTGCCGCCTACTTCGGAACCGCCTCGCTCGTGCCCGTGGAGTGTTCGGGCTATGTCGTCGACGGTAGCAAGCTGATGATGGTCGGTCACGACGACCAGACAGGTGTGTGGAAGCAGGAGCTCGACCCATCCAACCCTGACGCCATTGGCAGCGGCTCCGCTTATGCCCTCGCTGCAATGGATATGGGTGCAAGCGCAGAAGAAGCAGTGCGCGCCGCCATGAAGCGAGACATCTACACCGGCGGCACGATCCGTACGATGACCATCAAGCAAGACTAAGGATCCCCATGACAACCAAGCAACCCGACTGGGAGGCGATCGAACGAGCCTACCGGGCTGGGTCGCTTTCAGTTCGAGCAATCGCAGAGAAGTACGACACCAACGAGGGCACGATACGCAGCCGAGCCAAGAAGAATGGCTGGGTGCGAGATCTGACTGAGCAGGTGCGCACAGCGACGAAAGAAAAGCTTTCACGCAAAGGTTCACGCAATGACGTCACGCAGCGCGATGTGCGTGAAGATGCGGAAATCGTCGAGGAGGCTGCAACAGAGGCGGCTTCCGTTGTGCTGGCTCACCGCGTGGATCTTGCGCAGTGGCGATCCATCTCGAACAAGCTGCGTGATGCGCTGCAAGACATCGAAGTGACCGAAGACAACATCGGCGACTTCTCCCGATCGCTCAACGCAGGAGTCGACGCTCAGCTCAAGGTGATCAAAGGCGAGCGCCAGGCCTACAACCTCGACACGGAAGAGGGCGACAAGACAGTCGACACCCTGGCCGCGATGATGGACGAACTATCGAAGGACGCCTGACATGAAGCCCGAGCACATGAAGCTGCTCCGGGATAAGCGTTGGCGGTTGAACAATCTCTACTTCATCACCGACAAGCAGGGCAAGAAAGTCCGCTTCCGGATGACGGACGAGCAGATTGAATACTTCGACGGGATGCATACCCGCAACATCATCCTGAAGGCTCGGCAGCTCGGCTTCACCACTGAGTGCTGCATCATCCAGCTCGACGCCGCTCTGTTCGAGTCGGCCAAGTGCGCGCTGATTGCCCATACCCTGAACGACGCCAAGCGCTTGTTCCGTGAAAAGGTGAAGTACGCCTACGACAACCTGCCGAAAGAGATCCGTGCCGCGAACCCTGCGAGCAACGACGCTGCCGGTGAACTGGTGTTCAGCAAGGGCGGCTCGCTCTACGTCAGTACCTCGTTCCGGGGCGGCACGCTGCGATACCTGCACGTGTCCGAGTTCGGGAAGATCTGCGCCAAGTTTCCACACAAGGCGCGCGAGATCGTCACGGGTGCTTTTGAGGCGGTGGCCACTGACTGCTTTGTCACGATTGAGTCGACGGCAGAGGGGCGGGCGGGCTACTTCTTCGACTACTCACAGAGTGCCGAGAAGCAACTGTTGTCCGGTACTCCGCTCGGCAAGCTGGACTGGAAGTTCTTCTTTTTCAGCTGGTGGCAGAACAAGGCCTACTGGCTCGATCCGACTGAGGCGGTCATCCCGCAGCGCCTGACCGACTACTTCAACGAGTTGTTTGCTAAGCACGGCATCGACACCAACCCGGGCCAGCGCGCCTGGTACGCCGCCAAGGAGAAGACCCTCGGCGACGACATGAAGCGGGAATACCCGTCTCTGCCGGCCGAAGCATTCCAGCAGTCGATCGAGGGCGCTTACTACGCCCAGCAGTTCAACAAGCTTTACGCCGCTCAGCGCATCGGCACGCTGCCAAACAACAGCCACCTGCCTGTGATGACCTTCTGGGACATCGGCGTCGGCGACTCCACGGCCATCTGGTTCGTGCGTCAGGTCGGCGAGCAATACCATGTCATCGATTACTACGAGAACTCAGGCGAAGGCCTGCGGCACTACATGAAGGTGCTCAAGGACAAGGGATACACCTACTCCGAGCATTGGGGGCCGCACGATATCGACAACCGCGAGTTCGGCAGCGATGCCAAGACCCGCCGCGAGCTGGCCCGTGAGGGCTACGACATCGACGGGCAGAAGTACTGCATGACGTTTCAGGTCGTTCCCAAGCTCGGCGTCAACGACGGCATTGAGCAGGCTCGCGAGATCCTGCCCAAGTGCGCCTTCGATGAGTCGAAATGCGAGGAAGGCATCGCGTGCCTTGAGAACTATCGCAAGGAGTGGGACGACAAGCGCGGCTGCTGGAAAGACAAGCCGCTTCACGATTGGACGTCTCACGGCTCCGACGCCTTCCGGTACTTCGCTGTCTCCAAGAGCGCAAGGAAGCCGGTCAAATCAATCAAAATGGGATTCGCACGCTAATGGCAGACGTCACCTACACCCGCCCGGAATACGACGCGGCACAGTCCCGTTGGCGGCTGGTGCGCGACGTGTGCAAGGGTTCCGAGACTGTAAAGGCTCGCGGCGATGTGTATTTGCCGAAGCCCAACCATCACGACACCAGCCGGGAAAACGTCGAGCGGTACAAGTCCTACAAGCAGCGGGCCGTGTTTTACAACGCTACGGGGCGTACGAAACACAGCTTGGTCGGCGCGGTGTTCCGCACTTGGCCAACCCTCACTGTCCCCGGCGCGCTCGATTACGTGTCTACGGATATCGACGGGCAGGGCGTAAGCGTTTACCAGCAATCACAATCGGTCATTGGGCACCTGCTCGAAGTTGGTCGACACGGATTGCTGGTGGATTACGTCGCTGTGCAGGCGGGCACGGTGAGCAAAGCGGACGAGCAGGCCGGACGCGCTCGAGCGAGTGTTGCAAGCTACCCAGCTGAGTCGATCAGGAACTGGAAAACCCGCAAAGTTGGCGGTCAGCACCTGCTGAGTTTGGTGGTGCTGCAGGAATCCGTGGATGTCGATACCGATGATGGCTTCGGTAGCGAAAAGATTACCCAATACCGAGTGCTTCGCCTGGATGAAACAGGCGTATACACGCAGGAGGTGTGGGAAGAGGGTTCAATCCAAACGGCTATGATTACCCCCCCTTTCACTCCACTGAACGGCGCCGGCCAGCCTTGGCGGATCATCCCGTTTCACTTTCTCGGCAGCGAGAACAACGACACCAGCATCGACGACGCGCCGCTATACGACATGGCTGTGCTGAACATCGGCCATTACTGCAACAGTGCGGACTATGAGGATTCGGTATGGTTTTCCGGCCAGCCGCAGTTCTGGATCTCGGGGCTGGACGAAGCCTGGCGCGATCACCTTGAGGAGAACGGCATTTATGTCGGCTCCAGGGCGCCGCTTACATTGCCGGCCAATGGGTCGTGCGGCTTTGCTCAGCCTGAGCCGAACACGCTTGTGAAAGAGGCGATGGACGCCAAGAAACAGGACATGGTGTCCCTCGGTGCCCGGCTGATTGAGCGTGGAAGTGCGGTGAAGACGGCAACCCAGGCCGACAACGACAGCGCAGCAGAACACAGCGTTCTCTCGCTGGTGGTCAGCAACGTCAGCGAGGCTTACAGCCAGTGCCTGACATGGATGGCTGAGTTCGTGAATGCCACCGGTGAGGTGGTCTACAAACTCAATCAGGACTTCAGCCAGATCACTCTGGACGCGACGATCCTGGCAGCACTGTTCAACGCAGTGCAAGGCGGCAAGCTACCGGAAGGCGACTTCTGGCAGTACCTGCGTGATCGAGGCGTGATCAACCCAGAGAAAACGGATGATGAAATTCGGGGTGAACTCGAAGCGCAAAGCACCGGGCCGGATCTGGATGACGACGTCGAGGCAAACCTAAATGGCGGCAAACCAAGCGATCCTTGATGCCACGATTCGGCACGCCGTCTTCCTTGAGCAACTGAAGTCGGGGGAGGTGGCGAAGTTCGCGCCATTCCTCAAGGAGATCGACCGCTCGATCCGTGAACGGCTGACCCGGGCGGATCTGACGGATTACACCGTCGCCCGCCTGGAGCGGCTGCTGAGCGAAGTCGATAGCCTGCTGCTGGGCATCTTCGATCGGTACAGCGAAAAGCTGAGCCTCGACCTGGTCGATATCGCCAACTACGAGGCCGAATTTGAAGCAACCAGCCTGACCCGGGTGGCACCGGTCGGAGTCTCGTTCGATGCGGCGGTGCCTGGTGCGGCGGCAATCAGGGCAGCAATCCTGACAAATCCACTCAGCGTGCGCGGCGCGGACGGCGGCAAGCTGCTCAAGTCGTTCATTGATGGCTTCACCGCTACCGAGCGGCAACGCCTCACTGGCGCGATTCGGCAGGGCTTCTTCGAAGGCCAAACCAACTTCCAGATCATCAAGAATATTCGTGGGACCAAGGCGCTCAAGTACAACGACGGCATCCTGGCCACGACCAATCGAAATGCCGGTGCGATCGTGCGGACGGCAGTGCAGCACGTCGCCACCCAGGCGCGCATGGAGACGCTGAAAGCGAACTCTGATGTCGTGCCGTCGGTGGAGTGGGTCAGCACTCTGGATTCGAAGACGACCAGCCAGTGCCGGACGCTCGACAAGCGCCGTTTCAAGCTGACCGAAGGGCCGCGGCCGCCGATCCACATCAATTGCCGTTCGACGGTGGTAGCGGTGACTCGCTTCAGCGCGCTGTTCGCCGAGGGAGCCACTCGGGCATCCGTCGGCGATAGCGGCGCGCAACAGGTTAGAGCAGACCTCAGCTACTACGACTGGCTTAAGCAACAACCAGCAGCGTTTCAGGACAAGGCTATCGGCCCGGTTCGGGCGAAGTTGTTTCGCGAAGGTGGTTTGAGCGTAGAGCGTTTTGCCGAACTGCAGCTTGATCGAAACTTTGCACCGCTGTCGCTTGTGCAGATGAAGGCGCTTGAGCCTCTAGCATTCGAACGTGCGGGTTTGATAGGGTCATAAGATCTACCGTTCACTATGAAGTCAATCATGATTTACAGCCTGAAAGTCTCCGAAAAATATGACGTTGGACTCTGTATTTACTATTTCGAGTGCGCAATTGACGCAAATAATTGTCCGGCAGCTTTAAATCAATTGGCAATGCTTGGCGGGATTGTTCAGAAAGCAATTGCCGCCGGAAGACTGGATAATGAGTCCAAGGAAATTATTTTATTTGTTGCCGCATTTCCTGATCTTCTTGACAAAGCCAAAAAGCTTGGGGAAGGGCTGGATGACTTGGTTATAAAGGCTGACGGACAGAAACCGTATGGGGCTCGTGTTGCTGAAGTTATACGAATGACATACATCTAATAACAGATGAAAAAGACAGACCCGCTTCGGCGGGTTTTTTTATGCCCGCAGGCAGGGCCTGCACCTAAGTCTCTGGGAGACAACCAATGCTGAAATTCCAACTGGATACCCTAGAAGGGGTAGATGAAGCCGTGCGCGCTCTTTACACCGAGAAGGACGGCAAGTTCGTACTCGGCATTGAAGGTCTGCCGCAGCAAGAAGATGTGTCGGGCCTGAAGGCCAAAAACGCAGAACTGCTGGCTGAAAAGAAAGAGATTGAACGGAAGGCACGCGAGGCCGAAGACACCGCACGCCAAGAGCGCGAAGAGGCCGCTCGCAAGTCCGGCAACGTCGAAGAGCTCGAACGCTCCTGGACTGAAAAATTTACCCGCCGCGAAGCTGAGCTGAACGGCATGTTGGAACAGGAGCGTGGAACGCTGAGCGGGCAGATCCGGGATCTGACTGTCGGTCGTACCGCTACTGACATCGCCTCTGCACTTGCAGTGCAAGGCAGTGCAAAAGCCCTGTTGCCGCACATCGAGCGCCGTCTGAGCGTCGAGCAGCGCGACGGGAAGCCTGTTGTGGTTGTCCTCGACGCACAGGGCAAGCTCTCGGCGGCAACGCTGGATGAGCTGAAAGCAGAAATCGCGAACGACGCGGCGTTCGCCCCGCTGATCGCGGGCAGTAAAGCATCGGGCGGCGGGGCCGGCGGTGCAGGTGGTGGGGGCGGGGCCCCGAAAGGAAAAATCGGCGGTACCAAAGAGGAACGCACGGCTGCAATCGCAAGCCGGTTCCCAGATCTCCCTCAATCGTAAGGAAATAACTCATGTCCCTGTCGCAAATGCAGGTTTTCAACGAATACATCATGCCGGCGACTCTCGAGACGCTGGATCAGTATCTCGCTGCGTTCAACGCTGCGAGCCGGGGCGCTATTGTGCTGTCCCCGGACGGCTTTACTGGCGACTTCCTCCAAGAGTCGTTCTTCCAGACTCTTGCTGCTGCCCAGCGCCGCGTGGACCGCTACAGCGCCAACGCCGCCGTTGCTGCGACCGACCTGACCGAGCTGAAGAACACTTCGGTGCAGGTCGCCGGCGGCTTCGGCCCGATCCGCTATGAGCCATCGCAGATGACCTGGCTGGAGCGCCCAACCGCGCAAGGTATCGAAGTCGCAAGCCGCGCGTTCGCTGAAATCCTGCTGAAGGACCAGTTGAATACCGCGATCGCGGCACTGGTTGCAGCGATCACCGCCCAAGCCGCCGCAGTCAACGATGTGTCGGCGACCGCAGGCATCACCTACGCCGGCCTGAACAACGCGCATGCGAAGTTCGGCGACGCCAGTCAGAACTTGGTCACCCAGGTGATGCAGGGCACCAGTTACCACAAGCTGGTCGGCCAGAACCTGGCGAACCAGCAGCAGCTGTTCCAAGCGGGCAACGTTCGCGTGGTTGACATCCTCGGCAAGATCTCCGTTGTGACGGATGCCCCTGCGCTGATGCAGGCCGGCACCCCGAACAAGGAAATCATCCTCTCCCTGGTGCAAGGCGCTGCGCTGGTCCACGACGGCCGCGACATCATCAGCAACGTCCAGACCACCAACGGCAAGGAGCGCATCGAAACCACGCTCCAAACCGATTACACCTTCGGCTTGGGTCTGAAGGGTTACACCTGGGACACCACCGCCGGCGGCAAGTCTCCGACCGACGCCGAACTGGCGACCGGTACCAACTGGGACAAGACCGCTACCAGTATCAAGCACACCGCTGGCGTGGCTCTGATCGGTGACGCCTCCAAGTAACCCTGTGATGTCCAAGCCGGGACGTGTGCCCGGCTTGGCGGAGATGCAATCATGAGCAACAAAATCTGGTATCTACCTGGACCGTTTCACCAGTACCGGGAAGACGTGAAGGCGCTGGCAAAGGAACACGGCCTGCGCATCATCGACGCGAATATCACCGAAAGTCGCGAGGATGAGGCCGATGACGTGCCGGAGGTTACGGTGCGGCAGGTTGAACCGGCACCGGTGCTGCTGATCGCCGATAGTGGTGAGCGCGCCGCGCTGCAGGAGCTGATCGATAAGTTGAATGCGGAGCGTGACGGCATCGTGTTGCTGATCGACGCCGCTGAAGGTCTGTCCGAACTGGAACACCCGGGCGCCGGCGAGCTGCCTATCCGCCTGTTCGATGCACTCAAGGCCATTCACGAAGGTGTCGTCACCATCGAGGGCGAACGCGATGGTCTGGCGGGCGAGGTTGATTTGCTCCGCGCTGAAGTCGAACGCCTCAAGGCGACAGCGGAGCCGGTCGACAATGCCGAGAAGATGGCGAACCTCAAAGCGCAACTCGACGCTGCCAACGTGACGTATCGGGCAAATGCTTCGGTAGAATCGCTGGAAAAGGCAGTAGCTGATATGCAGCAGGCTTAACAGTCCGGGTGCCCGGTAACGTGGCATCCGATCCAAAACATCACAGCGAGCTGATTCATGACTCTCATCATTGAGGACGGTACCGGCAAGCCTGACGCCGAAAGCTCTGCATCCGCCGAAGATCTGGCTATGTACGCCGTGAAGTTCGGCGTGACCATCCCGGCAGAAGTGCCTGCACAGGAAGCGCTGCTGCGCCGGTCCGCGCTGGCAATGGATGGCATGACTTGGAAAGGGCGAAAGTCCAACAGCGAACAGGCCCTGTCCTGGCCGCGCCGGGGCGTCGAGCTGGATTACGAGATCAAGCCCGACAACTACCTGCCTGCGCGGATCCAGTACGGGCAAATGGCTTTGGCCGCTGAGATCCACACTGACGACATTGACCCGATCGAGAAGCGCAAAGGCGCGGTAACTCTGGAACGAGTCGAAGGCGCGGTCACTCGCGAGTACGCGACGATCCCGAACACTAGCGGCCGACTGCTTCCGGCGGCCCCGGATCGCCCTAGCACGACACAGTTTGCTGACTACTTGCAGAAGCGCGGGTTGTTTGCGGTTCGGGCTTAGCGTAGGTTTCGAAATTCATTTGAATGGAGTTCTGAAATGGCTGATTTTCCACCTAGACTTGAAGCTTGGACCCGGTTTAGCCAAGAAGCCTTAGGGGCAATTATTATTGCGAAAAGCGACTTGGATCCGGCAATAGCAGCGCTTGAAGCGGCTGACTATGCTGATCGGATGCTGGAGATTTGGCTGCAAAAAGCTGACTTTCTGAAGCAGCAAAAATCGAACCAGGATCGAAATACTTGAATTCAAGCCCAGCCTTAGGTCTGGGCTTTTTACATCTGGAGCCACCATGGCCTTCTACGACGAAATGGCCGTGATGGCTCTTGAGATGATCACAGAGTTCGGCCAGCCCGTAACCATTAGCAAGACACAGCCGGGAGAATACGACCCGGAGACCGGAGGCGAGTCACCGGGCATCACCATCGAGCAAATTGCTCAAGGGATCCTGCTCGACTTCACCGGGCAGGAATTCCAGAACAACAGCCTCATCAAGCAGGGCGACAAGAAGCTCAAGATCGCCGCGCAGGGGCTGGAGTGGGCGCCTGAGTTACTGAACAAGGTCGTTGTTCAAAGTCGCACCTGGTCAATCGTCCCTCCCTTAAAAGAAATCAACCCGGCCGGCACGCCGATTCTTTACGAATTGCAGGTGAGGTCATGAGCCGGGCGGGCGCCGGTCAATCCGGCAGTTTCGCGCTTAGTCTTGCCGAGTTTGCGACCAAGACCAGCGAAGCCATCGACGCGAGTGTGCGCGAGATCATCATCGAGGTCGGCAGCAGCCTGATCCGCATGTCTCCAGTGGGCAACCCGGAGATCTGGGCGCAGAACGCTGTCGCAGCCCAGTACAACAAGGCCGTCGACGACCACAACAGCGCGCTGCGCAGCGATCCGACCAACCTCACCAAGGGCGGCAGGCTCAAGAAAGGCCGCAAGCTCAACGACGGCATGGATATCAAGGCGCCCGACGGCTACGTCGGCGGCAGGTTCCGCGCGAACTGGCACATTTCCCTCGGCGTGGTCGAGAGCGTCACGTTCGACGAGGTTGACCCGAGCGGCGCCGAGACTACCGCCGCGCTGGTTGCCGCGATGAGCGATTTCACTGCCGGCCAGATGGCTTGCATCATCAACAACTTGCCCTATGCGATTCCTCTGGAGTTCGGCCATTCCACTCAGGCCCCCGGCGGCATGGTTCGGGTAACCGTGGCTCGCTTCCAGCAGATCGTGCAGGAGGCCATCAGGAACAATCAGGTATGAGTCACGCACGCGCCCGTCAGGCCATCGAAACGAAGCTGGCCGCATGGTCGGCTGCGCGCCCAATACGAGTGGCCTACTCGAATCAGCCATTTACTCCGAATCCATCTGAAACCTATCTGCGGGCCTTTCAGCTTCCAGCCAGCACCACCTGCCGTTATCTCGGCGGGGACGCCTACGAATACGCCGGTGTTTATCAGATCAGCATCGTTTGTCCATCTGCCCAGGCCATGGCCACCGCAGAGACGCTTGTTGAAGAGCTGACCCGACTCTTTCGCGTAGACACGCCACTGGCCCGCAATGGGTTCGATGGCCTCATCACGGAACCAGTAGATCAAGGGCCAACAATCACAGAGTCGGCGACCTACACGGTCCCGGCCAGCTTCACCTACGCAGGTGTCGCAGACCTACCGCCCGCTGGGGCATAACCTACCGCCGTCAGGCGGGCATTCAAGAGGAAACACACCATGGCCGCACGCTTCCCGCTGCCGAACGGCGCTGTGCTGGAGATCGCCAGCGTTATGGGATCCGCCGTCGCTTTCACTGCATTGACCAATGCGAAACCGCCGGTCGCTGCCTCAGTAGGGCACGACATTGAAAACGGCGACGTTTTGCTGATCAACTCCGGCTGGGCGCTGATCAATGACCGCGCAGTAAAGGCGTCCGGCGTTACCGCTGATGCATTTGCGCTGGCCGGTCTCAATACCACCAACACCGAAAAATTCACTGCCGGAGCTGGTTCTGGCTCAGTGATTCCTGTGTCCGGATGGACGCAGATCTCGAAAGTCACTTCTTTCACATCCTCCGGCGGCGAGCAGCAATATCAAACTGTCGGTTACCTGGAAGATGACGACGACAAGCAATTTCCAATTAACCGAAGCCCGACAACGATCACCATCGTGGTGGAGGATCAGCCGACCGCTCAATACGTCGAGACAGTCGAGGGCTTCGATGACACCAAAGAGCTGGCCGTCGTGCGCATGAAGTTGCGCAACGGCGATCAGACCCTCTATCCGGGTTATGTGAGCATCACTCCCGATCCAACGATGGAGCGCAACAACGTCATGACGCGCACCATCAGCATCGGGCTTTCTGCTCGTTCGCTCCGTTACTTGGCCGGCGCATAAGGACTTCTCATGGCAAAGATCAGGATCGCTCAGAACCCTACGTTCAAAGCCAACGTGCACATTCCAATCGTTGGGTGTGAGCCCGAGGCAATCGAGTTCACCTTCAAGTATCGCGATCGCTCGGCACTCGCCGCGCTGTTCGACGAGTGGAACAGGAAGGCGAAGGAAATGCGCGAGGGGTTCGGGGAAGGCACCACATTGTCGGATGTCGTTGCTGTCGAAACCGAGTATCAGGTGCAGCAGATCAAGGATCTGGTCGCGGGCTGGGGATTCGATGACAAGTTCGACGACAAGAGCATCCTCGCCCTTGTGAAGTCATGCCAGGGTACTGCCGAAGCGGTAGTGAATGCCTATCAGAGCGCATTCAATCAGGCCCGCTTGGGAAACTGAGGGCGGCCGCCGCGGCGTTGTACGAAAGCGGACCATCTGCTGAGCAGTTGGCAATCCTCGGGCTGACGGCTGCTGATTTGTCTGGTGACGATGTAGAGGTCTGGCCATGCAACTGGCCGGCCTTTCTCTTGTTCAACCGAATGTCCACGCAGTGGCGGGTCGGCACCGGTGGCCCGATCGGTCTCGATTACAACTGCATTCGCGATGTCGCCGGCTTCCTCGAAATCAAGAAAAAGAAACTCGCTGAAATCTTTCCTGACCTGCAGGTGCTGGAAGGCGAAGCCCTGCGCGTCATGGCGGAGGATAGGGAAAACAGCCCGTAACCACGGGCACTTATTCAAGGTGAGTCGATGAACATTGCAGAACTCGGCGTCAAGATCGACTCGGCCGATGCAATTGAGGCTAAAACGAGCCTGGATGAAATGGCGAAGGCCGGCGGCCGGGCCGAGCAGTCCGCCGTTTCGCTGATGAATGAAATGCAGGCGCTGGAGAAGTCGCTCTCTACCAGCGCCAAGACTACGCAGGACCTTGCCAAACAGCGCAATGCGTTGGCGAAGCTGACCAAAACTGGCGCCTATGGCGAGGCTGAGGCCGCGAAGATCTCGGCGCAGCTCGATAAGCAGCAGGTAGCGCTGGCCAAGTCGACCATGGATGAGCAGAAGGCACTGAACAGCCTGTTGGGCGCCATTGACCCGGCCCGCGCCGCGCTGGCGAAGCTGGATACTCAGGGCGAGCAACTGGGCAAACATCTGGATGCCGGCCGGATCAGCCAGGACGAGTACAACACCGCCCTGAGCAAGATCGATAAGGACTACGACAAACTCAACAGAACCACCACCGGTTTCGACAAACTGCGACTTGGCACGCGCCAGGCACAGGAAAACGTCGTGCAACTGGGGAATGCGCTGTCTTCGGGAGACTGGGGTAGCGGAGTTCGCGCAGTCGCACAACTGGGCGCTGGTGCGGGTGAGGGTGCGGCGGGTCTACTGGCCATTCTCGGCCCGCTGGCGCTGGCCACCGCCGCGGTGGGTGGGCTGGCATACGCTTTCTACAAGGGCAGTGAGGAGCAGGACAGCTACAACAAATCGCTCATCCTCACTGGCAATTACGCCGGTGTGAGTGCTGGACAGCTCGGCGATATGGCGCGTCAGGTGAGCGCGACTGTCGGCACCACTGGCCAAGCAGCAGCCGTGCTCGCTCTGCTGGCCGACAACGGAAAGATCGCCGGCGAGAGCTTCACCGGGATCACCCAAGCCGCCGTGTCGATGCAGGAAGCGACCGGCAAGGCCGTAAGCGAGACAGTAGCGGAGTTCGCCAAGCTCGCCGACGACCCGGTCAAAGCCTCTGCCGCGCTTAATGAGCAATACCACTATCTGACTGCGTCGGTTTACTCGCAAATCACCGCGCTGGAGAAGCAGGGCGACCATGCTGGCGCCGTGAAGCTGGCCACCGAATCGTTCGCTGATGCGATCAACGAGCGAACGCCGCGAATCCTCGAAAACCTGAGTTTCTGGGAGAAGGGTTACAACGCCGTTGCTCGGGCTGCTGATGGACTGAAGAATATCGGGCGTAGCGATATCGGCGCCGATATCGAGCAGGCTCAACGCGACTTGGCAGGCGCGCAGGCAGGCAATGTCGGCCTGTTCCAGAACAGGCAGGAGATGATTGATCTCTACCAGAATCGACTCAACATGCTGGAGGACCAGAAAGCGGCAGAAGCCGATATCGCCAAATGGCAGGGTGAGCAGGCGAAAGCCCAGGGCGATGCCGTCTCCTCTATGGCGAAGGTCGACGCTCTCACCAAGTCAGCTTGGACGAATGAGCAGAAACGTACAGAGGCGATCAAAGAGTACAAGCGGCAGCTCGAAGACATCCGCAAGGTAGCCCCCAATGACCCGCGCCTGAATCAGGCGACGATCGACAAGAACCTGGCGAATATCAATGACCAGTTCAAGGATTCGAAAGCAGCCGGGTCGCAGGTTGATCTGACCAGTTTCAACAACGCCAAGAACAACCTCGCAGCCATCAGCGAAGAGTACAAAAACGCCCAGAAGGAACTGGACGCAGCGCAGAAGGCCGGACTCGTTTCTCAAGCCGACTATGCCCTGAAACGCGAAGCGCTGATCGGTAACGAGCGCGACGAGGTGACCGCGGCCTACGACGCGGAGATTGCTGCTCTGGAAGCCGCGAAGGCGAAAAAGACCACCTCTGCCGCCCAAAGCATCCAGCTTGACCAGAAGATCGCCGATGCGCGCGCCGGCATGGTCAAAGCGCAGAAGGACGCGGACAGCCAGCTCGAGGTTCTGGCCACGAACGAGACCGGCCGTCTCGCCCGACAAGAGCGTGCGATAACGACCTACGTTCAGGCCTTGGCTCAGCAGCAGCGAGCGTTGGAACTGGCGGGGCAGCGCGCCGTGCTTGGCGTCGGACAAGGCGATCGCCAGAACGCGCTCAACAATGAGCTGAATAGCCAGCAGGATCGGTTCGCTCAGCAATCACTGGAACTGGCAAACCAGAAGTCCGATCCGTCGCGGAATATGTCGGAGGAGGAGTTCGCCCGTAAGTCGCAGGCTCTCGCCGATGCGAACAAGGCCGCAACCGATCAGATCCGGCAGAACTACGCCGATGTCGAGAAAGCTCAAGGGGATTGGACCAAGGGCGCAACGTCGGCTTGGGCCAATTACCTGGACTCGGCGAGCAATATCGCCGGCCAGACAAAGACCCTGTTCGGCAACGCCTTCAGCTCGATGGAAGACGCGATCGTCAACTTTGCCATGACCGGGAAGCTGTCGTTTGCTGACTTCACCAAGTCGATTCTGGCGGATATGGCGCGGATCGCGACCCGTCAGGCCAGCTCCGCGTTGCTGAGCAGTCTGGTTGGTGCGGCCACCAGTTACTTCACTGGCGGAGGTGGCGGGAATGGGCTGGCGGCTGGATCCGCTGGCGCAACGTCATCCAACCTCGGGGCTTCTCAGGCTGGTTACTCGTCCGCCTATTTTCAGGCAGACGGCGGGGCGTGGGCCAACGGCGTGCAGATGTTCGCCAATGGCGCTGCGTTCACCAACTCCGTTGTGAGCAAGCCGACAGCGTTCGGAATGGCAGGCGGTCAGACGGGCGTCATGGGCGAGGCAGGGCCGGAGGCGATCATGCCTCTGACCCGCACCGCTGGCGGTCAACTGGGAGTGCGCGCAATCAGCGGCGGCGGAAGTGGTGGCGGCAACGTTTACAACTTCCCCGTCGCGGTGTCAGTGCAAACCCAGGGCAATGGCGGCACAGCCAGCACAGAAGACACCACGCAGCTTGGAAAGGGCATTCAGCAGGCAGCGAAAGCCGAAGCCGAAACTGCGATCGCCCGAGCGCTGCAGCCCGGCGGCTCAATCTGGAAACTCACGAACGGGAGGGGCTGATGGCCATCGAGACATTCAACTGGCCGACCCAGCACGGTGACTCGCCTGAGATCTTGTATCGGGTGCGTACATCAAAGTTCGGCAATGGTTATGGGCAGAGTGTGGGTGACGGGCCGAACAACAAGGAAGACGCTTACCCGATCACCTACAGCGGACCTCAGGCCAAGGTGCTGGAGCTCATGGCGTTCCTCGACCGGCATGCAGGTGCAAAAGCCTTCCTTTGGACCACGCCATTGGGCCAGCTTGGCCTGTTCACCTGCAAGAACCCCGTGCCCACTCCGGTGGGTGGCGGCGTTTTCAAACTCACAGCCACGTTCGAGCGTGCATTCCATCCATAAGGGGCAATCATGCCGCTGATCAGTGACATCCAGGTGCTTGAGCCTGGCAGCGAAGTGCTGCTCTTTGAATTGGACGGCACAGACTACGGCGCGGATGTTCTGCGCTTCCACGGACACGCAATTCCGCACACGCCGGCCGAGTTGATTGCCGCCGGCGCCGATGCCGACCAACTGCCAGCGAAGGCGATCTACTGGCAGGGCAACGAGTACAGCGCCTGGCCGATGCAGATCGATGGCATCGAGGCGAATGGCGATGGTACTGCTGTTCGGCCAACGCTATCGGTGGGCAACGTGAACGGGCGTATCACCGCGCTCTGTCTGGCGTTCGAGGATCTGCTTGAGTTCAAGCTGACGATGCGGCACACGCTCGGCACCTACCTCGACGCAGTGAATTTCCCAACCGGCAATCCGACGGCAGATCCAACCCAAGAAACAATCGAGGTCTGGTACATCGACCAGAAAACGAACGAGGACGGGGAGAATGTCAGTTGGGAGTTGGCCAGCCCGGGTGACGTGGGCAATGAGTCAATTGGCCGGCAGGCCACTACCCTCTGCCATTGGTGTCTCACCGGTGGGTATCGCGGGCCAAACTGCGGCTACACCGGCCCGTACGTGACTAAGGACGGCGTCGTTACCGACAACCCGGAACTTGACCAATGCGACGCCACGCTGGGCAAGGGCTGCATCCCGCGCTTCGGCGAAGGCAACCCGTTGCCGTTCGGTGGCTTCCCGGCTGTTTCCCTGATCGCCCGGAGCTGACATGCGAAAGCACATCTTGAATTCGATCCAGGATCACGCGGCGGCAGAGTACCCGAAAGAGTGCTGTGGGCTTCTGCTGGCGATTGGGCGCAAGCAACAATACTTCCCCTGCGTCAATGTCTCGACCGAGCCGAACGAAGAGTTCCGAATCGATCCAGAGCAGTACGCAGCCGCCGAAGACGAGGGCGAAGTAATCGGAGTAATTCATTCACATCCGGACGCCACCAGCAGGCCGTCACCGCGTGACCTTGCGATGTGCGAAGCGACGGCGATGCCCTGGCACATACTGAGCTGGCCGGAAGGGGATCTGCGCACCATCGTACCGACCGGCGAAGTACCGCTGCTGAAGCGACCATTTGTGCACGGGGCGTGGGACTGCTGGCAGGTCTGCGCAGATTGGTACAAGCGCGAGTGGTGGCTGGAGTTCGAAGCGTTCAAACGCGCTGATGGCTGGTGGGAAAGCAAAGACAACACCAGCCTCTACGAAGCGAACTACGAGGCCGCCGGGTTCTATCGTGTCGACCAGCCGCAGCGCGGCGACATGATCGTGATGGAAGTGGGGCGCACCGTTTACCCAAACCACGCCGGGATATTCCTCGGTCCTGATCCAGCACTGCCCGGTGAGGATGCGGCGACGTTCGGCCCCGGGCCGTTCCTGTTGCACCACTTGTATGGCAGGCCGTCAGAGGTCATTGTCTTCGGCGGGCCATGGCTCGACCGCACACGGTTGGTGCTGCGCCACAAGGACGCGCAGTGATATCGTTGGCCATTTCCCACAGGAGTGACCTGCATGAAAATGATCTTAGTGGCGTTGGCTGCAGCGTTGTTGGCGGGGTGTGCGTCGCCAGGCGACGTGAAGAAGAATGACCCAACAATCAGCACCTCTACTGCCAAGTCTGCCAAGAAGTATGCGCTGTGTGTTTTCCCAAAATGGCAAGAGCAGCGATCAACGGCAACGATGTCTGAAACCGAGAATGGATATCGCTTGGTGGTTGCTACTGACATGATGACCGATGAGGTTCTTGAGGTCTCCAGTGCTGGATCTGGTAGCAAGGTCGCCTTATACCAGCGGATGCCTTGGTCAAAGATGTGGGGAAGAGGCGCGCTGGAAGCCGCTGTCCGCGACTGTTTGTGACGCGATCAAATCAATCAAACCGCCAAATGGCGGTTTTTTTTCGTCGGGAGAAAATGCGTAATGGCTGCGACAGCGTCGAACCCATCAATGACAACCATCCTTTTATCGGGACCGCTGGCAAAAATGTTCGGCCGAACTCATTACCGAGAGCTCGGAACAAAGTCAGTTGGCGAGGCCTTCAAGGCTTTGAAATGTACGCTCGATGGATTTGAGCAGGCGATAAAAGATTTAGATCTACGCGGAATGCGGTTTGCAATTTTTCGGAACCGAACGAATGTTGGCGATAAGGACTTTACGCTGGGTGGTACCCAGGAGATTCGGATCGTCCCGGTGATCTCGGGTAGCAAGCGAGCGGGCGTCCTTCAAACGATCATAGGCGTCGTGCTGATCGCCGCGTCTTTCTTTGCAGGCGGCGCTGGGCCGAGTCTATTTTCTGCCGGTGTTGGTCTGACGATCGGTGGTGTCGTGCAGCTTCTCAGTCCGCAAGCGACTGGGTTGAAGCAAAGCGCATCCCCCGAGAACTCTCCGTCCTACGCCTTCGGCAGCGCCAAGAACACCACGGCCAGCGGCAACCCGGTGCCGATCTGCATCGGCGAACGCCGGTGGGGCGGGATGATCATCTCGGCCTCGATCCTGGCTGAAGACAAAGTGTAATCAGGACAGCAGTACACCGACCGCCCGCGAGGCGGTTTTTTTATGCCTGGAGGACAGCATGGGCGCAGCAGCACAGATCGATATCCATGGCGAGAAGGGTGGCAGCAGTAAGCCGAAGTCGCCGACCGAAGCCAGCGACAGCCTGCGTTCGACCAACCTGGCCAAGCTGCTGATCGCTGTGGGCGAGGGTGAATTCGACAGCGTCCCGACCGATTACGACATCTACTTGGACAACACGCCGATCCGCGATGCCAGCGGCAATTACAACTTCCCGAATGTGAAGTGGGACTGGCGTCCGGGGTCGGTGGATCAGACCTACATCCCGGGCATTCCGTCGGTGGAGAACGAGACGTCGCTGAACATTGAACTGCGCAGCGATTCGCCGTGGGTGCGCTCGATCACCAATACCCAGCTTTCCGCCGTGCGCATGCGTTTGGCTTGGCCAGCGCTGCAACGGTCTGATGACCAGGGCAACGTCGGCGGCTACCGGATCGAGTACGCAATCGACGTGGCCACTGATGGCGGCTCCTATCAGCAGGTGCTGGTGGATGCGGTCGACGGCAAAACCACTACGCGCTACGAGCGCTCGCGCCGCATTGATCTGCCGGACGCCGCTACAGGATGGCAGATCCGCGTGCGCCGTCTGACGCCAAACCAGAACACCAACAAGATCGCCGACACCATGCTGGTGGCCGGTTACACCGAAGTCATCGACGCCAAGTTGCGCTACCCGAACACCGCGCTGCTCTACATCGAATTCGACGCCGAGCAGTTCACCAACATCCCGGCCGTGACCGTGAAGTGCAAGGCCCGTCGCTGGATGGTGCCGACCAACTACGACCCGATTCTGCGCACCTACACCGGGACGTGGGACGGTTCGATGAAGTCGGCCTGGACTAATAACCCGGCGTGGATCACCTACGGCATCTGCACCGAAGACCGCTTCGGCCTGGGCAAGCGCATCAAGCCGTTCATGGTCGACAAGTGGGAGCTGTATCGCATCGCCCAGTACTGCGACCAGTTGGTGCCGAACGGCTTGGACGGGCAGGAACCGCGCTTTCTCTGCGACATGAACCTGCAGGGCAAGGCTGATGCCTGGTCGCCGCTGCGCGACATCTCGGCGATTTATCGGGGCATGACTTATTGGGCGCAGGGTCAACTGGTGATGCAGGCGGACATGCCGCGCGCGCAGGACTTCGACTACGTCTTCACCCGTGCCAACGTCATCGACGGCAAGTTCTCCTATGGCAGCGCATCGGCGAAGACTCGTTACACCCGTGCGCTGGTCAGCTACGACAATCCGGCGAACAACTATGACACCGACGTTATTCCATTCGCTGATCTGGATATGCAACGCCGTTACGGCGACCGGCCGACCGAACTGAGCGCCATTGGCTGTACCCGCGCCTCCGAGGCCCAGCGCCGTGGCAAGTGGGCGATCCTCAGCAACAACCAAGACCGCACCGTCTCGTTCAAGACTGGCATGGAAGGCGTGATCCCGCTGCCGGGTCACATCATTCCGGTGGCGGATTCTTTGCTCGCTGGTCGTGAAGTCGGCGGACGGATCTCAGCGGTCGCTGGGCGGGTGATCACGCTTGATCGTGACACCCAGGCCAAGGCCGGTGATCGGTTGATCATCAACCTGCCGGGCGGACGCGCCGAAGGGCGCACTGTGCAAAGCGTCAACGGCCGCGCCGTGACCGTAACGGTCGCCTACAGCGAACCGCCGGTGGCGCAGTTGCAGTGGGCGCTCGATGCTGATGACCTGGCTATCCCGCTGTACCGCGTGCTGCGCACCAAGCGCACCACCGAAGGTGACTACGAAATCAGCGCGCTGCAGTTCGAGCCAAGCAAGTTCGCATTCATCGACACCGGCGCACGCTTGGAAGAACGCCCAATCAGCGTGATCCCGATCACCGTTGTTCCGGCGCCGGCGAGCGTTACGCTTTCGTCGACTTCATCGGTGGTGCAGGGCCTGGCCGTGGCCACCATGACGATCAGTTGGCCCGCCGTGGATGGCGCCGTCGGCTATGACGTGGAGTGGCGCAAAGACAGCGGCAACTGGATCAAGCTACAGCGCACCGGAATGACCAACGTTGACGTGGTCGGCATCTACGCCGGCGCCTATGTGGCCCGGGTTCGGGCTGTGAGCGCGTTCGACATCACGTCGCCGTGGCGTAATTCGATCCTGAACAACCTCAGCGGCAAGCAGGGTTTGCCGCCGGCGCTGGTGTTCCTGACGGCCACCCCGCTGCTGTTCGGCATCTATCTGAAGTGGGGTTTCCCTTCTGGAGCAGAGGACAGCCAACGCACGGAGATCTGGTACGGACCGACGACCTCACTGGAAGCGGCAACCAAGCTGACAGACCTGGCCTATCCGCAGAGTGACTTCTCCATGCTCGGGCTGCGCGGCGGCGTGACCTTTTACTTCTGGGGGCGCATCGTCGACAAGATCGGCAACATCGGTCCTTGGTATCCGATCGGGCTTGGAGTTCAGGGGCAGTCCAGCTCTGACGCTGCCGCCATCCTGGAAATGATCGCCGGACAGCTCACCGAAACGGAACTTGGCCAGGATCTGCGAGACGAGATCGACAAGATCCCGGGACTGCAGGCTCAGATCGACGCACTCGACGGCTTGAAGGGTTATGACCCTGAAGAACCTTACGAAGAGTACGACCTGGTAGTTCAAGGAAAGCGCATCTATCAAGCAACCGGTCCGGTTCCGGTCGACACTCCACCTCCGAACCCAGCCTATTGGCTCGACGTTGGCAAAACCGTAGAAACTGCAAACGGCCTCGCCCAGCAGGTGGCCACCAACACCGCCGAGATTACAGAACTCGATGGAGTGGTTACCGCACAGGCGACGGCATTTCAGGCGCTACGTGCGTCATACCGTGACGACGATGGTGAGGGTGATCTGGCCGACGCCATGAAGGGATGGACAAGCACTGCCGCTATTGCTTCGGAGGAAAAGGTCAGAGCCTCTGAAAATGAGGCAATGGCGAGAAGGGTGACCACGTTCGACGCAAAGATTGGTGAGAACGCAGCCAATATCACCGAGCTTGAAGAAGTGGTGGCTACGAACAAGTCGGTAACGGCGACGAAGATTGATCAGTTGAATGTTTCTGTCGGCGACAACTCTGCGGCTATTCAACAGACCTCTTCGGCCTACGCGGACACGGCCGGCAAGCTGAGCACGATGTGGTCGGTGAAGATGCAGGTTACGGCGAACGGGCAGTACGTTGCAGCCGGTATTGGTTTGGGAATCGAGAATACAGGCGCCGGACTGCAGAGCCAGTTCCTGGTGAGCGCTGACCGTTTCGCCATCGTCAACACCATCGCCGGCGGCGCCATCGCGGTGCCGTTTGCAGTGCAGGGCGGACAGGTGTTTATGAACTCGGCGTTCATTCAGGACGGCACGATTACCAACGCGAAGATCGGCAGCTACATCAGTTCCACCAACTACATCGCCGGCCAGCAAGGCTGGATCCTGAATAAAGACGGCACGCTTGAAATTAACGGCATCGTTCCGGGGCAAGGGCGTCTGGTGATCAACTCACTGAACGTCTCGGTCTACGACGCCAACAACGTGCTGCGTGTTCGTCTCGGGTATCTGGGGTAAACAATGGCGCTATTTGGACTGCGTGTTTTTAACGAGAGCGGTCAGCTCGCTATGGACACCAATAGCTTCACCTATCAAGTGATCTGGCAGGGCGTCATAGATTTCAGCGGGGCCGTGCCCAGCTACACGCTGAATATTCCTGGCTTCAATCCTGCCAATTGCGTGTTCATGATCATTCCGACGAGAGCACAGGATGTTCAATCGTCTGAGACTGATGGCAGTGGAAATCAAAAGTCTTACCCGTTTGTTACAACCTCAGCGGGCCAAGTCGTGGTGCTGAAGAAAAATCCATCTGCGAGCGCCGCGACGATTGGCTCGACGGTCATCGCAAAGGGTTATGCAATCAGGTATTCGACATGACCTATGGATTTCAGAGCATCAATGACAATTCATTTGTCCAGATTGATTCGGAGGCTCCAAGGCTCTGCCTTCTCACCAAAGGCTCCTATTCTGGCGTTGCAACTGCATCAGGAGTTTTTGCGCGTGCGGTGACCAGTCAGGATCCACCAATGGTTTTCATACGTCCAGATCAGGGCGGGGCGATTCAGGTTCCCATCTCGGTTTGGTTCACGGGCGGGCCGGGTAACTGGACTGGATTTTCCATGAACGCTTCAAGGGTAAATGAAAACCTCAGCGGACAGTATTTTGTGGCGGCCTGGGCTTCTATGGGCACCGCTTCGTATGGGATGCGTCTCTGGGACCCTAGCGGCGTCTTGGTGTACGACAGCGGCGCTCCGGCGGTGATCGTAACGTTCGCCGCAGGCGACTGGACCTATTTAGGAACTGAGCAGTTGAGTGTCGGGCGCAGATATCTTTGGGGCATAAATAAGAGTCTGGGGGTGGGGGAGTACGTTTCACTGAACCCTTTCACGATGAACTGCCATAACGAAGGCACTGGTGGCGGATGCGCCCTTGGGGTCGATTACGCCAACGGCCGAATCATCATGTACAGCCTTGCCTTTACGGCTTGGACCAACCAAGGCCATAGGCCATTCCTCTGTGCCAAGTTGCTGGCCTGAGACTTTTCATTTTCGGAGTAACTCAATGTCATGGCACAGACTGGGTACGGTTTCTGTTACCCAAAATTCAAGCGTTGTGACCGGCGTGAATACAGCTTTCGCAGCGAACACGCGCATCGGCGATGCTTTTATTGGCCCAGATGGGCGTCAATACGAGTTAGGCAACGTCGCAAGCGATACGGTAATTTCGATCATCCCGCCTTACCTTGGATCAACTGCTTCGGGCGCGAGCTATGCAATTGCCCCGATTCAAGGGTATCAGAAGGGGCTGGCAGATCAGGTTCGGGACTGGGTGAACACCTACGGCCCGAAGATGGCGGCTCTTGGCACCACGGGTAATTATGAAGTCCTGCCGCCGAGCAAGGGTGGCACTGGGATCACGGATCTTTCCGCTTTCATTCAAGGACTTCTCAATGACGTCGATGCGCCGGCAGCGCGCGCGACGCTGGTCGCGGCCAAGTCTGGCGTTAACGCGGATATCACGGAACTGTCTTCCCTCACAAAGCCCCTAACACTGCAGCAGGGCGGGGTGGCAGAAAGCTACATCGAAGGATTGTTACCGGTCTGGTATTCCGCAAACTCCATTGGGATTGACTCCGGCGCCGCATATGTTCCCGGCGCTGGCAAAGCTCTGAAAGTACCGTCGCCAATAGTGAAAACTGGTCTAGCCCCCGCTACGAATACTTGGTACTACATATATCTCTTCGATAACTTCGGCACGCCGGATATTAATTTCTCAACTACACCGCCTGCCTCACCTTATCTGGGAGCAGCACGAACGAAAGCCGGTGATAGCTCAATGCGTTTTATCGCAGCGCTCAGAGTTGGGGCCGCTGGGTTCAGGCCTTTCCTGTGTTCAAACGGTGCAGTTATCTACACTGAGGACGCTTCATCGACCCTGGCATTGTCAGGCGGGACTGCCACAACGTCTACGTCAGTTAACTGCTCTTCGTTTATCCCGCCTACAACGCAAAGATGCATTTTGATGCTTTACGCCGCTCCGAGTGGCGGTACGCTAATTGTTGGGTATGCCAACACAATTGAAATACTTTCATGCCCCGCCGGGAACAGATATCAGGCCGAAACGTTGTGCAGCTCAGTCCAAACGATTAACTACAGGAACAACGCTGCTGTCACGGTCGGCAGTTCTATCGGCGTGCGCGGTTACGGACTGGAGCGATAAATCATGCCTTATGCAATCACCAATATTGGATGGAGAGCGGTCGGCGAAGGATGGGAGTTGGCCGAGGGCGAAGCTTACACCGAGGAACTACCTGAGTGGCTGCTCATGGTTGCCGAGGAGCAGCGAATCGACACGGCTGCTAGGATCACGCTGGGCTCTCTAGTGACTGAAGCTGACAACGTAATCCAGCCACTGCAGGACGATTACGACGTGGGAGATATCACGGAGGGAAATCTTGCGAAGTGGAAAGCTTGGAAGAGATATCGCAGCGCTCTAATCAAGACGCCGGAGCGGGCTGGTTGGCCGCTCACCCCGGATTGGCCAGCAATTATATTTTGATATTCAAATCCTGATTTATCGGCTGTGTTTTCTTGCGGAACAATACGTTTAGTGTTTTTGTCCAAGGCTCATCCACGATATAGGTGAAACAAATCGACAATGCAATAGTTGATACTACATAACATATAAATGTTATGGGGATGGATTCTGTGGCAATGTATACTGATGATGCCACGCTGTTTAATGTCAGGAAGTGGGTTAGATATAACCCGAAAGATATCTCGCCAAGTTTCAGAAAAAAGCTATTGGAGAACGCAAGTTTCAATGCTCTGTTTATGCTAACAGATATAATTAGCAATGCCGCACCTACAGGATAGAAGAAATCGCTAGCAAAACCAGATATGGCATTCGGTAAAACAAGTGCGGATAGTGAAAGGGCGAATACTAGGGTTATAATTGATGCTCGTAGAGAGGTGCTTGATTTTCTTTCTGAAACCACCATGACTAGCACTGCTCCTATTATGAATTCGAAATAGTGCGTTCCGTAGGAAGTTGCTGCTAAGCAAATTAATATCGCTATTCGAATAGAGTTGTTGATATTTTTAGTAATGATAGCAGTGAATATTACTCCGATTACGGCAAATAGTTCGTATGATATAGTCCATAAGTTCGAATTGTATGTGTGGTTTGGGTTGAATGATACATAGTCGAACCATAATGATTCAAAAATTGCCAAGCTAAGACTTGGTTCGAATACGTACCAGCGCGCGAGCCAGTCAGATCCACTTAGCTTTGCTGCCGTTTGATTTTCGAAAAATCCGGTTTTATGAATAACGTATGCTAGAAGGCATATAGATAGTATGGGGATGCTTAGTCTTAGAAAACGTTTGGCTGATGCCTTTGCGCCATTGAAAAAACTCTCAGACTTAAATTTATCAAAAAAAAGATACCCGCTTAGAACAAAGAATAGCGAGACTGCAAAGTGCCCGTTCCATAAAGCGCTTATGAATGTTTGATTTATGAAATGGTTTCCAGAGATAAGCGAGTTATCGAACGACCTAAAAAAATGAAAGAGAGCAACCGACAATGCTGCTACACCTCGAATACCATCAAGGTGAAGTGTTCGATTTTTTTTAGTTGATAGATTCGTACTCATAGGCTCTTGATTCGTCGTTCGGAATATTTGTGGTTCTGAAAATCAGCCTCATTCTACCTAAGGCCCGCCGTCGTGCGGGCTTCTTTTTGCCTGGAGAAAATAGATGACTGCAACCGAAAAAGATCGCGACATCCTTGCGCGCACGCTGTGGGGTGAGGCGCGAGGCGAAGGTACGGCGGGGCAGATTGCCGTGGCCTGGACGATCCGCCACCGCGTGTTCGACGGAAAGGAAAAGTCGTGGTGGGGTGAGGGCTACGCTGGCGTTTGCCAGGCGAAGTATCAGTTCAGCTGCTGGAACAAGACCGACCCGAACTATCAGTTCCTGATCGGCGTGAAGCAGATCCCTTTCCGCGAACTGGCGCAATGTCGGATCGCTGCTGACCAGGTGATCGACGGCAAGGTCCCGGACCCAACCGGCGGCGCTACGCACTACTACGCGACCAGCATCAAAGCGCCGGCTTGGTCGACGAAGGCAAAGCAGACTCTCAAGCTGGGCGGTCACGTCTTCTTCAGGGATGTGCCGTGATGGTCGTTCCATGGAAAGCGGTAGGGGTTCTGATGCTGGTGCTCGCCGGCTTCGGCAGCGCCTGGCAGTTTCAGGATTGGAGATACGGCCAGCAGCTTGCTGAACAGGGGCGGCTGTACGCTGAAACCCTCAATCAAATGACCCTGGCTGCAGCGACGGCCCAGCAGGCCGAGCAGGACAAGCGGCTGGCGCTCGAGCAGCGGCTTGATGCAAGCGAAAAAACCCACTTCGAGAAAATGACCGATGCCCAAAAGAACCAGAATCGTCTGCGCGATCGCCTTGCCACTGCTGATGTCCGCCTGTCAGTCCTCCTCGACGCAACCGACATTGCCAAAGGCTGCGACGTGCCAGCCACCCCCGACACCGGCGGCGTGGATCATGCAACCGTACGATCCCGACTTGACCCGGCGCATGCTCAACGAATTATCGCCATCACCGACACCGGCGACCGTGGACTGATCGCGTTGCAGGCGTGCCAGGCCTATGTTCAAGAATTATCTCGCTGATGGGGGAAGGGGTCCTTGAATGGATTGTCTCCGCTGAGGATCCGAATCTGGGTTCGCAACTCAGCTATGTGCTTGTCGTTCGCCATCAGCTCCCAGTTACTTTTGGTCTCGATATCGGTCGCTCGCCGGCTTGCATCCGAGGCTTCTGACTTCGCAACGCTCAATTGAGAGCGGAGGGTTTCGCACTCGGCCGACTCGGCAGCGTGCATCTCAACCAGCTTGAATATCCGCTCCCTGGACTGTTGCAGCTGAAGGTTCAGTTCCTCGAACTCATTTTCGTAGAGGGCCAACTGGTGCCGGCAGGTTTCGAGCGGCGTCGGGCAGCCGAGCCAGTCGTCGGTGTTTTCGATATCGGAGGGATCCACGGGATGCGCCTTGCTTTGTACTGTTTGAATATACAGTAATCGAGGTGGGGGATGTGGGCGAGGGTGAGGCGACGAACTGTAGGATTTTGGTTTGGTGTTCGGTCGGCAGGACGCCGGGGATGGGTTGCGCAAAACCTCCTCTAGAGACCGCGTGTTTTCGTTTGCATAAGCACAAAAAAACGGATGTTTTGCTAGCAGTAAAATAGGATGTTATCCTTATAAAACAAGTGCTTGGGCCGCTACAGTTCCCAGCATGGGGTGCTAGGGGTCGAGTGTTCGAATCACTCCGTCCCGACCATATAATTCAATGACTTAGCCCAATCTGACAAGGTTGGGCTTTTTCATGCGTAGGGACTTTTGCGGGGGTTCATCCCGTTTTTCTCCTCAAGATGATCAGAGCCGGTCCTCGCGAACTGGTTGACCTCGATACGGACTTAGCCAAAGGCTGCGACGTCGGGTTGCGTGGGTCATGCGGTCGTATCCGCACGACTGCACCAATGTATGCGCAGCGAATAACGTCATCACCAACGCGGACATCCGCAGCCTCATTGCGCTTCAGGCAGGCAAGATGTCGATGAAAGCCATTATTTCCGATGTTAGACGACATTTCTTCCAGCGCGTCGCGTCTTTGAGGGTTATCAAGTTTCTTGCTTTTACAACTTAACACTTTCGAAATAGCGCCATAGTGCTGATGTTGCTTTGTAGGTCCGGTATATAGAAGTATATAGGCCGTAAGTATCTTTGACGCCAAGAAATATCGAGCTATAGTTTTTTTGCTGCAGACAAAATTCTATTTCTTGGATGATGAGGTGTTGCTAAATGGAAAGTAAAATTCACGCAAATAAGGGCTGGCAGCGTATCGGGAAAATTCCATCGGCAGGTAATCTTTATGCAGATGGTACATGGTGCTTCAATACTCGCGAGCGAGACGCCAGAACCTGTGATGCTAAAGGATGTGGTGTAGGCAAGGGTAACTACTACATTATGAATATTGATAAGGGCGACAAGAAGTATCCTTATAGCGGTGAGAAGGCAATAGTGGGGCAGGCAATATTTAGAGTCGGTGAGAATGGATCGCCAGAGGCGCTGGGTCTGCGAGGGGCTTTCAGTGGTGGTGAGGATGTGTGGATGATGATCAATGACACGTTCGATGGCCTTGATGACAATGACGGCTCCCTCCAACTCAGGTTTGTTCCGGCGGGAGGACGGTCGCTAGACCCGACAAACTCTCTCGGTGATCCCATCGGTACTCAATATCCAAAGGACACGTTCACGAACTAA